AGGGTGACCCGATTGCACGCAATGTCCGGCAACTGGGTCGCACTGGTGACACCTACTAGCTCACCCGAAACGATCTTGGTGTTCAGTATCGCCATGATCTATGTGAACGCTATAACGTCGGACACCGAGAGCAGCCCATTGGGAAGCAGGATCACTAGGTAGATATTTCTTGCCCCGCTGTGCGTCATGGTGATCTGGCAACTACCGCTGTCATTGGTCTGCCATCGTGCGGCCTTGCCGGTCACGATTTGATAGTGAAGGTTTCCATCACCACCGTCAGCCCAATCGCCTGATAGAGCCGTTCCTGTAAGTCCTTCGCCATCGCTGGCTTCGGATATATAGGCATCGAACACGACGGGCAGTGCCAGAGCCTCGGAGTATCCCAAGATCTCCACCTTCGTGGTGATGGCGTTGGCACTCTCAGTACCTATGGTAAATGTGCAGTCTGCCCACGGTGGGATCGACGCACCTGCGGCCTGCGCCGCTGTAATTTGCTGTATAACAGCCATTATTTATCTTTCTTTCTAGATCGGCCCTTGCGGGGCGCTTTAGGCTCGGCCACTGGCTCGGCCTTGGCCTTTGTTTTCGGTTTTGGTTCAGCCTTGGCCGGCGTCGTCGCCGCCTGTAGCTGGCGGGCAACGCCCAGGGCTTCAGCCTCGGCAACCGTCAGGCTCTTACCAGCGTTCGCTAGCAGCCTCCCCGACTGATCGCCGTCCTCACCGACAAGTTCACCGTCGTCTGAGATCACGATGCGTTCGCCGATCTCAAACCGCCGCTGACCGCCGCTGCCTTTGACTTCTACCCTGAGCATTGTCCTGCCTCGCTATCTGCTAACTAAACGCCGGTCACGGTTGCAAGCGCGGACGCTCGGAACCAGACCATTGCAACGCGCATCGTGGCTCGAATGGTGACTTCGCCCTCGGTGAACTGTGTGCCAGTCCAGCCGGTTTCGATGTCAACGCCGCGCCGCACGAACAGACCCGAGTAACCCTGAAGGTCGCCCAGGGAAATCGTGTTCTCAGTGGCGGCGGTTGTCTCTACGACAGGCAGCCCGAAGATCGTAATCGGTGCGCTCGCACTTGGTGGACCCCAAATGTAATTGCCGTTCGTGTCTCGCAATAATCGCACGGCCTCCCAGTCACTCGGGTGAACGAAGACGACCGTGGGATTGGCAAAACCAACCGAGCGACACTTGCGAATTGACGAGTAAATCGCGTCCGGCGTCGGGGAACTCCCTTTTGCCGTTGTATTTATGCCCGTCACATTATTTAATCCTTCGAGGTTCGGGGCGGTCCCATTTCCTACCAGGATCTGCGAGTCGAGCCGCTGTCTCAGCATGAAGCTGAGGCGCTGGTTGATGTAGTCCCGAACGCCACCCACGTCGCTCAACTGCTCGTCGGTGACCGGCAACGCAACCGCGATCTTTCGGACCGTGCTGGTTGTCTCGGTCAGGGCCAGGGCAGCCTCGCCGAACGCTGCGCCCTCGGCGGCTTCGGCGGCGTTGTTCGTGAACGTGCTTTCGAGCATATACACGACGGCGGCCTGCTCGGTGGAGAAGAACGGCACATGGTCGGCAACGGCGATGGGGCGTTGCGCTGACAGCACTGCGTCATCAAGACGCAGGTTCTCAGGCGCCCAGCCGGCTGCGGTCGTCATCAGGGTCTTGAGGCCGTGCGCGTCGATGTCCATTGTGGATACGTGGCTGCTGCCACCCTTGTATGCCTCGTACGCCTTCGACTCCACAAAGAAATCGCCGAAGCCCTTGCGCCATTTCCCGCCTTCGGGTTGCGGCGGCGACCATACCGGCTCGGTCGCATCCTTGATGTGCTGGTTTACCTGCTCGTGCTGCTTGGCAGCTTTCTGCTGGTCAGCGACCCACAGCCCCAGGTCTTCAACTTCGGCGTTCAACGCTTGGATGTGCGCTGCCACTTCGTAGTCTTTGACAGGGGTTCCGTTAAGGGTCTTGACCTTGCTGTAGTCATAGCCATCTTCAACGGCACACTCTTGGAAGAGGTTGCCAACGACGTCTGACTTGGCCTTCAGCATTTCTTTGCCTTCGCGCAGAGATGCCGGCGGCGTGAAGTTATCGCTTTGCATATTTACTCCTGCGAGATTCTCGCAAGTGTCGCCATGAACGCTGCGTGATCAGCAAGCGCATTCACTGGCTTGGATTGTTCCTGCGGCTTTGTGGTTGCAAGGATCGTTCCGATGTCAGTCGTTACCGACGCCACCGATTCCACCATTGACTCCAACCGCTTCCGATTTGCCGCTGATAAGGCGCGGCCTTCCTTGAGGCGTAGTTCAGCAAGCAGAGCCACGCGCTCGGTATAGGCATCTAATGAAGCAAGCACTAGATCGCCCTCGTGTTTCATGGATAAGCCCCCGGCACGCTTGGCCCAGGGGACAATGATCGAATCGTCATCAAACGTCTCGCGCATCTTTTCGTAGTAGCGGTCAACCACGTCCTTGATGTGGTCCTGGTCAACCTCCGAAATATCCACGCCGCCCCGTGCGCCCTGTAGCACGCCGGCCACGGCAAAGATGCCACGCGGCACGGCCCACAGTTTGCCGTCCGTAATATCTGCGAACGGTAGCTTGAACCCACCGAAGGATTCGTCGTCATCGGGGTCGTACCAGAAGAACGCCTTGGAATACTTGGCCCAATCCATCTTTTCTTTTTCACCACTGCCGTCAGAACTGGCCCACTTGCGAACGCGGCCCAGGGCTGCGCTGCTATTCCAGGAATAATCTCTGTCGTATAGGGGCAGGTCGCCGAAGTCTGTGGCGGTCTTGACGGCCAGGGTCGCGGTGTCCAGCCCAGCGCCACGCATCACGGGGCTGATCTCAAAGGCTTTGAGACGGCGCAGAAAGCGCACCTTCTGGTCATCCTGCTCACCATCTTCTGATTCTTCAACCGTGAACCCGTAGCTCCACTCGGAGGCCACGTTGTTCTTGGCTTCAAATTTTAAGGTGTCGTACAGGTCACGCCCGCCCACCGTGTCCAGGTTCAGTTGCCCTTCGGCTATGACCTGGTCGCCCACTTCCTGGATCGTGGCAACACCCACGGGCAGGTCATCACGTACAGCGCTGGAATGGTTGAAGCGGGACACGCGCACGGGGTCATTCCCCTCAAAAGCGCCGCTGACTGTCACGTCGTTGTCTTTGTCGATGACGTTCAGCGTACTGATGCGAGCGCTGAACGCTCCGGCATCATCACCGTCAGCCTTGATCTCAACTGGGGCTGCCCAGGTTTTTCGCATACGCACAGTGCCTTTGATAACACCATGCGCCGACCTATCTGCTGGCTAGCATAATCGCTGATGAGATTCCACACAATAAGAAACAGCACGGGTGATATGATCGTTGTGCAGTTGCTGGGTTGTTGTGAGGCATGGGGTCCACGGCCTGTCTCCGGAGTCCGCCGTGGCCCGTGCGTTCCCGTAACGCAACCATTTCCACCGCCCAGCTTCTGCCCGTGACATAAGAAAACCGCCCCCGAAGGGGCGGCCTGCTCAATCCGTTGCGGGCTAGATTAGATTTCCATTTCAATAAATGGTTCTTTGTCTACCTTTTCATTACTGCCTAATACCCATTCGGCTATATCCTGCATCAGATATCCTTTTGCGTTGAAATAGAACGGGTGATCCTGATCGTGGTGTGTTAGCTCCCACAACATGCCATCCACTGTATTTACACGGACCTCAATTGATCCTGACTTGTCGCTAATTCTTTCCACTATGTCAGAATTTATTATTGACCGCTCAACAAATTCTTGCCGTTCGATCTGGTGCTTGGTCATGTGGTGTATCTCTATCAACTGATGACGCAATCGTACGAAACGGGTTACCAGACTGTCAACCATTCCTACGGCTTAGATCAGCCACAATGTCATCCATATCTGTCTCACGCCATTCGGCCCAATCGCCCCCAGCGTCCATGATCGAATCACGCCAGAGTTCCTGTGACTGGCTCAGCTTGTTCTTGCCGACCTTGAGTTCTCGGTACAGGATGCGCTCCCGCACCAGCACCAGGTCAGGGAAGCCGCTGGCTGATCGGCGTGAATCATACGTGTGATAACACAGCCACCCCAGCATCTTGGCAACCCGCATGACATCCGACTGGAACGCCTTCTCGGTCATGGGTTAATCCGCGTCGTTCTCAATCGGTATCTCGGCCCACACGTTTGCAAAGTCCGGCTCCGGTTCAAACCGTATGCCGTTGTCACCTTCATACGGTAGGCGGTGATCAAAGTCCCCTGTGTATATTGCGCTGGGAATTGTTGGCGCTTCCACAAATTCCCCCACCGCGTTTTTGTGCAGACCTGGAAACGCCGCACACAGTTGCCCTGTTCGCTTATGCACACATGCCGCACATTGCACGCTAATGCTCATATCTTTTCCGGTAATCCCATACCTGGCTTCCAGTCCTTCACCGACTTCAATACCAATTCAACAGCCTCGATCATTCCTGGCGTCAATAGTTCCGACTGGCCCGACTCATAGGCCACGGTAGCCTCAGCAAATGTCTCCAGCACATCATCGCCCGCATACTCGGACACCTTATAGGCATCGGCCTTATTCTTGGCCGATATCGGTGCGTTGCTTGTGATGTTACGTGGCTTAAAGTCCTCAGGGCCGCCCAGTAGCCGGACCAGCTTCGTGTCGATATAGCCGTTCGCTCGAAACCCAAGTCTAGTGTTCACGCCTGGATAACGGTAGTGAAAGGCGTGGGCGGTTTCATGTACGGCCACGCTGTAGATGTCTTGCTTGGGGCCACTTTGCACAAAAAACTGGTCGATGTTCAGCCGGTCTTCAGCTTCCTTCAATACTTTTTTATTGTATCTCAGCGCCCGTGCTGACGATCCACCACGGCCCCATTCACCAATGCCCGCTACCTTGTCGGCTTCTCCGGCGGCAACTTCTCGGCGTAGGTCGGCAACGTGTCGCTGTGCGGCAGGGCGCTTGGCAGCGTAGGACTTGTTTTCCCAGCCTATGACCATTTCAAGATATGTGCCGCTGTTCTGTTCCCGATTCAGCAGCATTCTGCCACCTCGACTGCTGCCCGCATGTTGGGCCACGGCTGAGATGTTTACCGTCTCCACCGTATCCAACGGCGCAGCCTCGTACTTTTTAATCATGTGGAACATGCCCCTGTTCCATTCGTTGGCCCCGTGAAGGTCAAGGCCGCTGTAATTCACGTTGTTTGCCAGCCCCCATTCCACGGCTAGTTCTTCTGCCTCTTGTACGGTTTCCGCTTTCCTGTATTGGGTGACGGGCTGCGGAACCACTTCATCAATCACCTGCGGCGGCGCTGGCGGCTTGGGCGGTGCGGTCACTCGGGTTCGGGCCATGTCCCTTGCAACGCGAGCGCGTTGGGCAGCGGTCAGCGGGCGGGTGATAAAGGCTTCGGCTTCCATTGGCGGGGTTGTGGGCTTGCGCGGTGATTGGCGCATGGGCAGGAAGACCCTGCGGCAATTCGGATGGGCGACCTGCCAGTTGTTGGCCTCCTTGACGGTGATCACCCGCCCGTTGATATCCTCGGCTGACGCCTCTCCAGGTCGAAGCCCTTGCACGTGGTGGGTCAGGGCGCAGCCAGGACCGTCAATCACCTGTACCTGCCCCAATCCCATCTGGTCCATCTGGTGAAGGCTGGCCCCGTTGTTGCTATAGGCCAACTCGGTACGGGCGATGCACTCAGGCCGCCCGTTATACAGTCGCTCCACCGTGCCTTTCAGTGGCCGGTATCCGGCCTTGCGGGTGGCCGTTGAGCCGTAGGCGATTTCATAGGGCGAGTAGCCGGCGGCCTGCCCCAACGTGATGGTTCGCTGGATGCCGCGCCGGGTGGCGGCATTGATCTTGACCACGCGCTGGGCGCTCTGATCGGTCAGGAACAGCACCATCGGATCGGTGGCCACGATGGTCGCCGCCCCAGTGATCGCCGCCGTGTTGTTCAGTGCGGCCACGGTCATCTCCAGCACATAGGGCCGGGATGCTGCCACGGCTCGCACATCCTCATTGACCCCCAGCATGGCGCTGGCCGGGTCTTTAAATTCCCCTTCAGCCGTGCTGGATAGGTAGCCGTCGGCATCCAGCCATATCTTGATGGCACGCTTGGCCTGCCCGATGAAGAACCGCCGGAACTCATTCCGCATCCCGCGCCCAATCCGCTGCTCTGCGCGGCGTGTCTGGGCGACGATCCTTAGCTGCTGCCTGCGGCTAAGCTCCTTGTACTGGCTCGCCCAGGGCTGCGGCGACCTTTTCCGGGTCATCAAGTTGCCCGTTGCTGCCGTGGTCTTCATGCTCAACGATCACCTCATACTTTTCATCATCGCCTGGTGCCGGTGGTATCGCGCCGTCGCCGATCTCGATCACGTTCATGGGCATCAGGTAGACATCATCCCCTGGTTCCACTGGCAGGTTCAGGGCGGCCCGTGCTTCGGAACGCTTGGCAATCGAACCCTCAACCAGTTCACGCCAGCGCCGCGCCATATCGGTAGCATCAGCCTGCAACACCCTGACGGTGCTGTAGTCAAAATACACCTCAGCCGTTTCGTCATCATCGAAATCTGGCAGCAGTTGGCTCGATAGGTCATCGGCAATCAGTGACTGAATCGGAATCAGTCCAGACTCCCAGGCCATCTCACGGGCCTCGGCCATGTTCGCAAATGTGGAACGGTCCAGCCCTGCGCCCAGGCCGGCCACAATCGCAGGAACGCCCAGCGCCCCACTCACTCGTTCTTCAGGGATGCGGCGTAGTTCTCGCAGGTTCATTTCAGAAGGCGAGAAGCTGACCGTGGTGACCTTGGTAGCCCCGCGCATGATCATTAGCCGGCCCCGGTTATCGCTGCCAAACTGGTCCGACCACTTGCTGCGTATCTGCTCCAGGTCTTCCTCGTTGACCGCGCCCACGCCCTCACCTGGGGCCAGCACCACGCCCGGAATAGCCGAGTTCCTGAGCAGCGCCGCCGTGTAGTTGGCAGCTTCGTCGTCGGTAAACAGTTCTCGGAACACCGAGGCTAGTGGGCTGCGGCCCAGCTTCGTGTTGTCGGGCGATATCCCGAATCGGAAATGGATCACGTCCTCGACTGGTAGCTGGGTTGATGCGCCCGATCCAACGCTGTAATCGTAGTGGCTGATGAAGGCAGACCCTTCCTCGGACCCGTAGCCCCGCTGATGTTCTCGTGACGTGGTGGCCGGGCTTAACGTGCTACTGGGCGCCCACCATAGCTGCACTACGCCCCCGTTGGCAGCTCTAACTTTTATCAGAAACGCATTGCCCGTGACGATAAAATCCGTACACAGTGCCATCCGCAGCAACCGGCCCGAGAAGTGCGGATTGGGGCGGTTCAGTAATACACGCAGCGGATGATCCGGCACGGCGACGGTCTGCTGGGTTGTCTCGTCATATCGGCGCACACTCAGGTCAGCTT